TGGTAAGTAATTTTTCATCTATGTCTCCATTAACACTCTTATCTGTTTTACTGTTGCACCATCAACATCATAAAACAATTCTTTTACATATTCTTCAAAGTCTTCTCTAACGTCTCCGTCAGATGGAACAGGGTACTCCTCTTCGTCAACCTCTATGGTCAACATCATTTTTACTTTTATCATTTTCTAATATATCAATCAGTTCGCTGAGATACCATTGTGCTTTTTTTAAATCTTCAACACCATTCTTATACCTGTATCTCCAAAGGTATTTCATTATATTGCCTTGCAAATAATGCTCAAAGCCATCTTCTGTCATGGCTCTGATAGCATCAATACATTCTATTCCTGATTTGTTGTAATGAGGTGGGTGATTTACCATGTCGCTTTTATTTTTGCCTGATAAATACTTAATTTGATTTTCTTCTTCTTTCTTCATAACCTTCTCTGCCATGCTTCTCATGTATTCTAAATGCCTCATTTTATTTTATCTTTGTTATCAAATGATACTACTATAACATTGTCATGTTTGTCAATTATTTTAGGCTTCTCTTTTTCAATTTCCATTTCATCTTGCCTTCTTAAATAATCTACTGCTTTTGTCCTTAAACTTTCATCTTTTTCCATCATGGGAATACTTGCACATATTATTCTACAAAACTCTAGCACACCATAATAATCTTCATCATTCAAAGGGTTTTCTTTTGATGACACAACAGAAACATCAACCTCTCCTGTCCATCTCTTTGCAGGATTTAACATAGGCTTTACTTGTATAAGAAAGTCTTCAGGATTTATATCATCTAGTTTTGCCATTTTTTCTTCTATCTCGAATGTCTATTTTTGCAGGGTGTTTCTTTTTACCCTTTTCTCTTATCCAACTAATGGGTATAGTTTTGTCACTAAACATAAAACCATACTCATTGCACCAATCAGCAAGAGTTGTCTTACTACCTTTGTATATTTTGGAATTGCTATTGCTAAAAACAAATCTAATATCTAAATCAGGGAATTGCTTTTTGATAGCTATTGCCCTAACTCTCTCTCTAGGTAGAAACCTGCCTTTAGCTTCTATAATTATTCCGTTTCTTAAAATGAAATCAGGGGTGTAGGAACGATACATTATCTCTTCCCACCTTATTTTTAGAGTTTCGTATTCAAACTTAACTCGTCTTTTCTTTAAGTCTTTTACTATACTATGTTCTAAACCACCCCTGTATCCATCTTCTAGTTGTGCTCTACCAAACACTAAGTTAGGTCTCTCCAATACCAATTAAAATGTGTGGCAGTTGCAGGATATCCAAGAGCTTTCATTTCTTCTTTTACTGCTTCGTCTGCTAACTTCTTAGCTTCCATAGCATCTCTTAGACCCTTTGTTCTCATTTCACGATAGGCTTTCTTGGCTTCATTTAACTGCTTCTCCATTTGCTCTATCTCTAATTTTAAATCCTCGATTTTTTTCTCCACTATATACTCCATATCTTTTTAGCCTCTTTTTTCATGGCATCTGACCATTCCCACTTATCAAAATTAGGATACTCAAAAGAAGCTAACTCATGCTTGTCATCACTAAGAGACAAGAATCTTTGTATTGTAAAAGCAAGATTTTTTATTTGCTTTTTATACTTAGTTAAATTACTAAGTGTAAATACCTTATGTTGCTTTGAACTAGCAAAAAACAGGTCTACACTTTTCTTAGGATATGCCATAGAATACAAAGCCATTTGTCTTTTCTGTGCTTCCGTAGGATTAGATGGCATCCTGTTTGTAGTCTTTAAATCAACTATCTTGTCCTTAAACAAGAAGTCAACATATCCAATGACAGGCACAGGCAAGTCCTCAACTTTAACTTCAACTTTCTCTTGATAAGTTTCAAGGTTCTCATATTTAAAGTTATCGTCAAGGACAGTACCAAAGCCTTGAAGAGCATCTTTTTCTTTTAAGGTTCTTCCATCATTTAAGTCAACACCTGATTCACAACACAAGGCTACAAACTTAGTGTCAAGAGCCTTAAAATCAAAAAAACCTTTCTCATACTTTTCAGCTAAAGCATACTCCTCTGCAATACCCCTTACTGCACCTGCCCCACTAGAGGACTTGACACCAAAAAGATATCGCATCATCCACAAAGGTTTATCTGCCACGAAAGTATTTATACTACTAGGTGACAGATAATTTATATTGTGAACTGCAAATGGATTATTACTTTTCACTAAGCTACATCTTCCTCTGTAACATCAATAAAATTGTCAACGACATTTTTATCAGAGTCACTTATATCTTTTTTAGTTTTCATATCCCACTCATTATATATATAGGTGTTATAATTGTCTATCCAAGACATAAAGTTAATAAAAGTATCTTGGTCATCCTTAGATACTTCTATTTTATCTTGTAAATCAAGAGTGTATGTAGGCAAGTAAAAGGAATTACCATTAGGAAGTTTCCTCTCTTCAGTATTCAGAGCAATAGAATGTTCAACAGGTAATCTCTTTACTTGTGAGAACTTTCTAAATGGCTCTCCCATAGTTTTAAAAGCATCTCTGTTGTCTATCTCCCAAATAAATGGGATAGTTCCCTTCTCCACTTTGTTACCACTTTCATCAACAGAGCCAACTAAATCTACTGTGCCAAATATAACACGAACTCTTTTGATTTGTCTGATAACATCCTGTGTATCCACAGGCAATGCCTTAAAGTCTTTAATATAACCTGTAGGCTTACCACAATTAAACTTGCCCTGATTATCTTTTAAATCAACATTCAAGTTGTCTGACATTATGGTTTTGTGATATACCCCCAAAGGCTCTCCTTGCTTTGCAGACATATTCTTTACAAACCTTTTGTACATAAATCGTTGTATAAAAGGTCTAATCGTAGCTGATGTTCCGTAAAGTGTCGTGTCATCAGGTATCTCCAACTTATATGTACCACCTTTGACTAACACTTTGTCTGAACCAATAATAGGACTATGATTAATTCTAAATCTAGGTAATGTATTTGGCTTGTCATCTGATGATGATTCACCTGCCATACCCATTGCTTTAGCCATTATTGCATAGTTATTGGTATCAATAGTTGTTACTTCATTTACCATTTAGTTTTTCTCCTTTAAAGTTTTATTGTTATATCACAAAACGTCTTTTGTGTCAAGCCAATTATTACCTATTTTTGCTTCTAATAATAATGGCACATTGAAGTCAATCTTAAAATGTTGACTAACCAAATCTGTTATTATCTCATTCATACTTTTAATTATAAATTTTATTTTATCTACCTCATTTGGATGAACATCAATTACAATAGAATCATGCACAGTATTTACGATACAGGACTCTAAATTAGACAAATTCTTGTCTATTTCCAATAGTACCAAAGGCACAATATCAGCAGTAGCAAAACTTTGCACAGGATAATTTTTTATTTGTGTAAAATGAGAAACCTTACCAAAAGAATTTCGTCTTACATCAGGGAATGCAAACTCTCTACCTGATGGTGTTGTTATTTTACCTGTTCCTATAGCTTCTTTAGCCAATTTGGAATGCCATAGTGCGATTCCTTTGTACTTTTCATTGAACTGTTTATAATATGTAGCTTGAGCAGGTGTTCTCCCAAATCCTGTTGCTCCGTACAAGGGTGCAAACGTGTGTGCTTTCGCTTCTTGGCGAGATATTTTTTCCCCTGCATCACTAATAACACTAGCAGTATAGCTATGCACATCAAATCCATCTTCAATCTCCTTCATTGCAGTTTTATCTTGTGATAAGAATGCTGAAACCCTAAACTCTAACTGAGCAAAGTCAGCTTCTAATATTTGTCCACCATCCCAACGAGATACAAACACTTTTTTGACAGGAAATGTGCCACCTCTAGGCATATTCTGCATATTAGGGTCAGCACCACTAAATCTGCCTGTTGCAGTTCTATGTTGTAGCAATCTGACGTGTAACTTACCATCAGATTTTAGGTGTGTTGTTATTCCCTCAACAAAAGAAGACAAGTATGTTTCTAATGCTGATAGTCTTTGTAAATCTTCTAAAAAGTTCTGTGCATTTGTAAGACTTTTACTCTTAGCTATGTTTTGTAGTATAACTAAATTAGTTTTATTGACAGTAAAACCATTCGCACTTATCCATTTTGCATTTGGTGGTGTAAACTTTAGTCCTGCTACTGCAGAGGTACGTTGAAAGTGATATCCATTAGAGTTACAATCATTGCAATTATTAGTGTTAGCATAAGGTATACCATTCTTCCTAACCTTTCTTATTTTTCCTGTGCCAAGACAGGTTTGACATCTCTCTGCCTTTGTTTTGTATACTATGTCTGAATTATCTTTGACTGTTTGTTTGTAATCCTTATCAGGCATATATGGTGTAAAAGAATTTGCCCACATAACTTTGTCTTTTGGCTTTCTGCTATAAATAACCCATGACATTTGTTCAGGACTACTTAAATTAATAGGTGTATCTCCCATTAGTTGTATAACTTGTTCCTTTAACCTATTCTCTATGGCAATCTTTTCATTCTCAAACTCAGTTTTAACTTTTTCTAATGTGTCAACATCAACCTTGAATCCTCTTTTATATATCTTAGCCAATGCAACTGCTACTTTGTTTGTTAATATAACAGTTTCCATCAATCCTGCATCTTCCAAACTGTTTAATCTCATGTATTGTCTTTGGCTTAGTTGTTGTGTTGCTTCTAAATCTGCTATCAGGTATTCTGTTAGTTCATCTCTTGGTATCTCATCTGTTGCATAACCTTTTGCAAAGTAATCTTTCAATGTGTCTTGCTTTTTAGTAGGCAAGTCATATCTGTTTGCACAATCTTTTAGATGTAAAGGTTCTTTAACACCTCTTTGTAGCACATACTCTGTCAGCATTGTGCAGAATATTGCACCATCATACTTAAAACCTGATTCCCATAACCACATGAGGTCATATGCAAAGTTATGTCCTATAAGTATAGTTGCCCTGTCTAACAAAGATTGTATGGCATCAAAGTTATTCTCTTCGCCATCCATGTTAAACAAATGTCTTGTTCCATTGTCCTCAAGACAACCCACCATAACTAACTTATTATTAGCTTCAAATGGGTCAAGGTGCATCTTGCCATCTCTTTTGGTTACTGTATTTTCTACGTCAAGTGTTAGCTTCACAAATACCTCGCAGTTAAATAATCTAATTCACAATGTTCAACACCATGCCAACCTGATAATTTATTCTTTACAACATTCAAATGTCTTGCAGGACTCTCTTCTTCGTTATCAGGATTTTTTACTGCATCTTTAGCTATCAATAGCATCAAATCAGCTTCGGCAGCCTTGCCTGTTCTACTGCCTTCCATCATAGCCTGATTCAAATACACCTTGCCCTCTGCCTCTGCTGACAACTGTGACATATAGAAGATTGCACATTCGTGTATCTTAGCTATCTGCCTAGCATGAATGGCATTAGCTTTTAGAGCTTCATCAGGTCTAGCAAAGCCACCTGACCTTGCAAACTTATCTCCCATGTCTAGTATGACTATGTCAGGCTTGTATGATTTACACACACTCTCAACCCATGCCATGTCACGACTAGATGCATCTTTTATAAATATGTTTTTCTTAACTGCTTCATATTTATCTCTAGCTTTATCAGGATTCTTTTTTATCTCATGCATTGTCATGCCTGTTGCTGATGTTAGATATCTTGCACCAACTCTATGTGCTGATTCTTCGTTACATAGCACAACACACTTAGCTCCTTGATC